TAGCGTACACGATAGTTCATCTTAAGCTCATCCATAAACAGGTGGTCCTCACGAGTCTGTGATGGGCTCAACCTATCAAAGTGTTTATATATGTATCCCTTATTCATAAGGGGGTTGATTAACCGCTGGTACATATTGTGTCTTTGGTAGAAGTATGTATCGGCTACGTGGTCTATAGTAAAGAACTCTAGATCGTAAACAAAAACCATAAACCTTATCTCACTTTCCTTTAGGTCATAGTTCCTAGACATATCGCGTATGGCTAGGTTCAAGTATTTGAGGTGGTTGGATTTAATGTATCTGTCTTTGATAACAGAGAAATCACGAAACATCTTAGTTCGTGAGACTTCGCTCTTTGGCATAACGTTGAATTTAATATCTTTGTACAAAATTAATATTTATGAGCACGCTCTCAGGCACTAAGATAAAAGATAAGTTCGGTAACCTACTTCACGTCGAGGGAGGCTTAACCTCCTCGACTAAGAATGTAGAAGATGGAACAGGCGATGCATCAGCTCTTAAGCTGTCTACCACAGAGGTAGAGATCAATGGTACGCAGTCTTTTACCGCTGCACCGGCAACAGACAACTCAGAGCTTACAGCACTGCTTGTTAACGGTAGCAATGAGGTAGTTAAGCGCGAGCTTACCGCCAATGCATTCAGCACAGACCCTATAGTCCCTAGCAGAATTATCGCCAGACAAGAAGCAGATAGATCACTAACAGCTGGGGGCCCTGCTAGTCAAATGGGCTTTGCACCTATAGACAATTCAAATCCAGACGGATCCTACCAAGTGGGTAGTACAAGCCCTTATACATTCGCTACAGGAAGTATTACGGTAAGTGAAGCTGGTGTATACCGTATTGATATAGGCTTTCAGTTTAACGCTGTTAGCGTTTCTAACACAAACGTTACTACAACGGTTCTAGTAAACGGAGCAGCTATAGCCACAGCCTTAAGATCAAAGTCATCAACAGGACTGTCAATGGTTTCTTTTTACTATGCTAAGTATTTAGGAGCAGGAGATGTCATCACTGTTACAAACTTATCATCAGCCGGTAACGTTGTATTAAAAGCAGGATCGGCAGTAGAGGTACTAAAGATAGCATAATGAAAGAAGGCCACGAAGATTGCATCAGGGAAATACAGGAGCTAATGGTAGCGATTAACGAGACCATAGAGAAGTACGGACTTGAGAAAGAGGTAGTGGTAGCTTTAGCTGTTGGGTTTTTAAATTTAGATGAAGCAACTCTCTCTCCTAACGAAGAGGAGATAACGGTGCGTATGAATCTATTATCTTCTATAACAGTTGAAGATGAAGAAGAGCTGGACGATGTACTGTCATACATCCTTGATGCTTATAGAATTGAACAAGAAAGTAATCCTAGTAATATAAACTACTGGATTAACCGTATGAAAAATAACGGGGACATAAATTAAATAAAATGATTCGTAAAATTATTATAGGGGTAGACCCCCTAAAGGCTATGGCTTACTATGTAGGCCAGAAAGCTGGAGACTCTAAGGTTGACGCCATTGTTTTAGATGAGGCGTACCTACACAAATTCAAAGAAAAAAGATACTTGGTATACATCAAGCACCCTGAGGATGGCGTAATGCTATGGAAGAGTGTGGAGAATGTACCTGTACTCATAGAGTACGACCTTAACTTTTAATTAAATACATATGCGTAGTTTATACGATTTCTTCGTTAAGATGCCTAAGGCCTTTAACGATGAGGTAGAGGTGGGCGATACATCCATCTATATTGATCCTAAGTGGAATGAGTTTGAAAACCGCAAGCAGTGTGCTGAGGTTGTAGCCATCCCCGAGAAGTACGACACCCCTGTTAAGGTTGGTGATACTATCTACTTCCACCACCACGTAGTTATATCTAATGAAGGCCGAGGCCAACGTATTGATGAGGATATCTATACTGTAAGGTTTGACCCTAACAACAGCCACGGCACACAGGTCTATGCTTATAAGGACCAGCACACGGGTGAGATTGAGCTCATTAGTGAATGGGTATTCCTAACACCTGAGGAGCAAGCATACGAGCAGGTTAGCGAAAGCGGTATTATCATTGACCTTGAGAAGCCTAAGTTCAACCAGTACGGCTATGTACTCTATGACTCAGAGGCAGTACAACAGCTAGGCCTTAAGAAGGGTGATAAGGTGATGATTATGAAGAATGCCGACTATAAGATGGAGGTAGAGGGCCAAGAGGTTTACCGCACGCATATTGATCATATCTACGCTACCGGATTCTAATGGGACGCAAGAAGCAATTCAGCAGCGTTAAAGCGGGTGAGGAGCTGTTGGAAGCTATGGCACAGGCCATACGCAATATCACCGAAGAGATAAAAAGACCTATAGACACAGAGCAATCAGGCTCTGGTCGTAGGGCTGAGCTTAAGAGTATTAAGGAATCTGCTTTAGATGCCAAGGAGTTAATCACTGAGTATCAGAAGCTTGAGACAATGATAAAGGAACTAAAGGAGACCGGAGGCATAGAAGCCGAAAGGGATTTCTCTGGTGGGTTCTCAGAACAATACGCTAAAAGATAATGGCTGGACTCAAGGACATAGAGGGCTATGAAGAGAAGGTAATCAACATCTGCCCGCAAGATACTGCGGGTGAGATCATTGAGATTGCTGACCTAGCTATACAGCTACCTAAGGTCCCGGCAAAGAAGGACATACTGTACCACGATAAACCCGTAGAGGAGCAGCGCTGGGTACGTCAGGATATGCCTGTTGAGCTGTCCCGTATCGGTAGTATGGACGAGTGGTATGATATGCCCAAGGAGTTCAAGAAGAAACACGAGGGGTATATTAAGCGTGAGTTTGACCGCCGCAAGAACGGGCTATGGTTCTACAACAACGGTAAACCTACATACCTTACTGGTGCGCACTATATGATGCTGCAGTGGAGTAAGATAGATGCCAGCTTCTATGGCTACTACCTTAAGTTTCAGAGAGATATAAACTACCATATGGAAGCTTGTTTCGTTGACCCGCGATGTGCTGGACAGCTGTATACTAAGTGTCGACGTTCTGGTTACACCAACGTCGCCGCTAGTAAGGTTGACGATGTAGGTACTTCTACCTACGATGTAACTGTTGGTATAATGTCTAAGACGGGTAAGGATGCACAGGAGAACATCTTTATGAAGAAGGTGGTGGGTATGTACAGACACTACCCATTTTTCTTCAAGCCTATACAGGACGGTACTACCAACCCGCGTACAGAGCTGGCGTTCCGTGAGCCCTCTAAGAGGATCACGAAGAACAACAAGATCAGCTCCAAGGGTCAAGCGTTAAACACTATCATCAACTGGCGTAACACCACATCCAATGCATATGACGGTGAGAAACTTAAGCTGTTGTTTATTGATGAGGGTGGTAAGTTTGAACGTCCAGAGGATATCCTTGAGGTATGGCGTATACAGCGTACGTGTCTTATGGTAGGTCGTAAGTTTGTAGGTAAGGCTATTATAGGCTCTACAGTAAACCCGTTGGATAAGGGCGGTAGAAACTACCGTGACCTATGGGATATGTCTAACCCGTTGGATAGAAACTCCAACGGCAGGACCAAGAGTATGCTGTACAGAATATTTGTACCGGCCTATGAAGCACTAGAAGGATTCTTTGATATCTATGGCAACCCCGTGGTTGAAAACCCCGAGGAGCCAATAATGGGTATTGATGATGAGATCATAGAAATAGGATCTAAGACCTACTTGAAAAATGAACGCAAGGGATTATCAGGTGATAGCAATGAGCTTAACGAAAGTATACGACAGTTCCCTTTTACAGCTGAGGAAGCCTTTAGGGATTCCACTAAGTCTAGCCTCTTCAATATTGCTAAAATCTACGAGCAAATAGAGTACAATCAAGACCTGTACCCACAGCCTGTGGTGCGTGGTAACTTTGTATGGGAGAACGGTAAGCAGGATACACAGGTTATATTCAGGCCTGATGTCAACGGCAGGTTCCGTGTGGCTTGGTTGCCACCCGTAGAGCTGCGTAACAAGGTAGTTATAGAGCGCGGTAAGAAGTCTCCCGCTAATGACTGGCTAGGTGTAGGGGGTGTGGATAGCTATGACCTTGATTCTACTGTTGATGGTAGAGGCTCTAAGGGTGCATACCATCTGTACAACAAGTTTAATATGGCGCACCCCTCTAATATGTTTGTAGTGGAGTATGCCTCACGTCCACCACTAGCTAGGATATTCTATGAGGATGTGCTTATGGCTGCTGTATACTATGGGTATAAAATACTAATAGAGAATAACAAGTACGGTATAGCAAGGTACTTTGAATCAAGGGGTTATGATGACTACTTGATGGACAGGCCCGATCATCTTAAGTCAACAGCTAGGGTAGCTGTTAAGACTAAGGGTATACCCTCTAACTCTCAGGACGTTATACAGGCTCACGCTCAGGCTATTGAGTCTTTTATACACGACTATGTAGGTATGAATGAGAACGGGGACTATATGCCTATGTACTTCAATAGAACCCTAGAGGACTGGATCAACTTCCGTATAGATAACCGTACACAGTATGACCTTACCATCTCGGCAGGGCTAGCTCTACTAGCTGCACAAAGAACTAAGAAGAAAAAAGTAAAGGCTAAGTTTGACAACAAGACCTTCTTCCGCAAGGGCAAGTCTATCCAGCGTTAATAAAATCGTTATATTTGCAGTTGATAACGATTCAGCGAAACGATGAATGATTACAATAAATCTACTTTTCCAGACCCGCTAGCAGCTACGGAGGAGAAAGTACAGAAGGCATACGGATTAGCTTATGCCAAAGCTTTAGTTGCTCAATGGGGAGGCGTAGACACTGAAGGCAGCTTGTATCGCAAGCGCTTCAAGGAGTTTGAAACGGCCCGTCAGTACGCCAATGGTACTCAAGATACTTCTATCTATAAGCAGATACTTAACTCTCTTGATGCAAATAATGGCGACGGCACTATGATGACGTTGGACTGGACACCAGTACCTATCGTCCCTAAGTTCGCAAAGATTGTTGTTAATAAAATCATCTCATCATACCGATACCCACAGGTAGAGGCTATTGACCCGTTATCACAGAATGAGAAAGACATCAAGAAGAAGAAGATTGCCTTGCGTATTGAGAACAAAGAAATGTTCCAAGAAGCAAAAGCTGCAGGTCTTAACGTTGATGTAGATCCAGACAAGCTACCACAAACACCAGAAGAGGTAGAGATATTCCTAGACACTAATATTAAGACTGACGCAGAGATTGCTGCACAGCTAGCTACCAATATGACGCTAAGCTGGAACAACTTTGATGAGCGTGTATATCGCCGTAACGTTGAGGACTTAGTGAACTGTGGTATGGCTGTTACCAAGCGTAGCAATGATCCTAACTACGGTATACAAGAGGAGTATGTAGACCCTGCTTACTTCCTTCATAGCCACACAGACGACCCTACGTTCTCTGATATGATTTATGCTGGACACCTCAAGCGCATCTCTATACAGGAGCTTAAGCGTTTGGCTGGTGATCAGTTTACTGAAGAGCAGTACCAAAAGATAGCTAAGACCGTAATGAACAAGTACGGCAATAACGCTTCACGTTTTGTAGACAACTACTACGACCAACGTCTAGGCCGTTATAACTACGGCTACGACGAGTTCACCCTAGAGGTGTTAGACTTTGAGTTCCTATCTGTTGACTCTATGGTGTATGAAAAGAAGGAGTCGCGCTTTGGGAACATTGGTTTCTACTTCAAGGGCAACAGCTACGAAGCACCAAAGAATAGCGTGTACGATAGAGAGCCTGTACAGATGAACAATGCTACCATCTACGGTGGTATGCACATTGTAGGTACAGAGTATATCTTTAACTACGGACAGAAGAGCAACGTACCTAAGAACATTCACGACCTTACTAAGGCTCGTATGTCTTACTCAGTTGTAGCTACGAATATCCGCAATATGATTCCTAAGAGCCTAGTTTCTAGCGTCATAGGATTTGCAGATCAGTTGCAGCTGTCCCACCTGAAGATACAGCAGGCTATTGCTAAGAGTAAGCCAGACGGTATCATCATTGATATTGAGGGACTTGAGAATGTAGACCTAGGACGCGGTGGTGATTTACAACCGCTAGAGATCCAAGACATCTACGAGCAAACGGGTGTCTTCTACTACCGTAGTAAGAATCCTGAAGGTGGTTTCCAAAACCCACCTGTGCAGCAGATAGACAACCGCATTAGAAACATCAACGAGCTTATCGCTCTATACAACCACTACCTACGTATGATCCGTGATGCTACGGGTATCAATGAGGTAATGGACGGTACCACACCTAAGGGTGAGGCACTTGTAGGTGTTAACCAGATGGCTGTTGCTGCAGGAAACAACGCTCTATACGACGTTACCAACTCATCTATGATCTTATACCGGAAGGTCTGTGAAGACATCTTAAAATGTCTACAGATCCTTCCTGCAGAGTCTGTACTATACAAGGTGTATGAGAAGGCTATAGGTAAGACTAATATGAGTGTGCTCAATAGCTTTAGTGATTTACCGATGTACAACTTTGGTATTCAGGTGATGACTGACCTCAACGATAGAGACCGTCAGTACTTAGAGCAGAACATTCAGATTGCATTGTCTCAAAAGGAGATTGATCTAGAAGATGCCATAGCTGTTAGAAACATTAAGGATGTGGACCAAGCTGAGAGGTTGCTAGTTATTCGCCGTAAGAAGCGTATCGCTCAGCAGCAGCAATTGCAGCAGGCAAACATCCAAGCACAGGCGCAAGCAAATGCACAGGCGGCACAAGCCTCTATGCAGGCTGAGGTTCAGAAGGAGCAGGCGCTTATGCAGTTAGAGATGCAGAAGAAGCAGATGGAGTTTGAGATGAAGGCTCAGTTAGCACAGCTAGAACACCAGATGAAGATTGAGCTTGAACAGCTTAAGGGTGAGTACGGTATTGCTGAGCAGCAGATTGAGAGCCGTGTGAAGAGCTCTGCTGAAACAATGAAGGAAGACAGGAAAGACGATAGAGTCAAGAAGCAGGCGGTTGAGCAGTCAAAGCTCATTAGCCAGCGTAAAGGTGATCGTGGAGAGCTTCCTGAGGATCAAACAGATATGTTGATATAATAATTACCTTTGTCAAGTATTTGACACTTGATACTTGACAACTTAAAACTTGATATACAATGGCTTACGAAAACGTAAACGCAACCCCTAACTTCCAACGCCAAGTTCTTGGCCAGAAGGGATTCAGAAAACTCAGAGGCGGTACTTCAGGAACTGCTGGAGAGTTCTACCGTGCGATCACTGTACTTGCAGACGCTAGCATCACATTAACCTCAGAGGCAGGTGATGACTTAACTACAGAGACTGTAGCTGCAGGTATCACTATCTACGGATTGTTCAGCAGCATTACTGTTGTTAGTGGTGATGTCCTTGCATATATAGCATAAGCTA